ATCGTCATACTCAAGTTGACTATCATTTACAGTAACCATTACATCGTCATATTCACTCTGTAATGCGTCAAACGTAGGAGTATAATATGTATTATACCGTTCCTGCAATGTTGCATAAGCTGCATCATATGCTTCTAAGTCCGTTCCATAAAGAGCCTGCGCATTATCAACCTCGTTTTGTAATGTAGTGCGTAGACTATTATATTCGTCTGTTACGTTTTGAGCCGTTGTAATGGCTGTATTTAACGTATTAGCAGCAACTGCAGTTTTTTCGTAGTCTCCTGTAATTTTATCTAAACCTTCGTAAACAGGTTTGTCTATTACTTCTTTTAATCCTTTGTATCCGTAGTCTTCAATAGTTTTAAAAAATGCGTCAAACGTAAGTTCTGTGTTACCGTCAATAGCGGCCCCTGCTGCGTTACCTAATGCAGTTGTTAGCAGTCGCGCACGATCCTCGTCTAATCCTAAACCTTCTTCACTGGTCATGTAGTTGTTCATGGTTTTGGCAAGACCAGAATACTTACTTACAATGTTTGTAAGCACTGCACTACTTATATCACCACCGTTTAATTCTGCAGTTACTCCTGCAGCTATTGCGTCTTTAACACCGTCTTGTAAATTTTCCCATCCAGCAACTACGGGAATTTTTAATCCATCAGCATCAAGTTTAAATTCTCCAAGATCAGTAAGTTCGTATTCACCTGTAAGATTAGTGTATGCGTCATCAATTGCACCTAACGCAGCGCCTACACCCGCGTTTATACCCCCTATAGCAAACGCTTCTATTGGGTTTTGACCATACACTAACGCTTTTGCCGAAGATTTAACGCCTTCGTTAATTAAATTACTAACAGTCTGGTTAAAACCTTCGGCTGTAAGAGTGTCTGTAATTCTAGGGGCAATCTTAGCGTCAAAAGTTTTACCTATGGTAGACCCTGCATAAGATATAGCTCCTGCTTTAATAGCATCGCTTAAATCACCGCCTCGGGCTATTGTAGAAGCTCCTGATGATACACCAATAACCCACGGAGGAACTCCACTTAAAACCAACCCTATTTGAATAGCGTCGTATATATCTATATTATCTATAGCCACATCAAAAACAGGAGCAGCTATTTCGTCACGCACAAAATCCATAACGTCGAATACAGGGCTGTCCATAACAACGTCACCAATGTCTGACACAACATCAAGGACCGGAGAAGCCACTGTGTCTACCACTTCAAAAACAAAACTCATGACTTAGCTTTCTTTATGTTGGTAGGAAACTGCACAAATAACACGGTCTCTTTGCCAGACTCAGTTGGTGCTAAACCTGCTTGTATTCCACTTCCTACAAGTGCCTTTCCAACTGCTTTTGCAATTTGTTCCAAAGTGCCTGTATCGAACGATACAGAATAGTGTGTTATCCCCTTTTTTTGCAGCAACTTAAAATACTTTACAGTATTAGACACAAAATTACGTGCAGTATCTACGTTAAATACACGACCCATAAGTTTACGTTTGTCTTTGCTAGGATGTCCAACAAAGACGGTATTGCCTACCTGAATCATCTCAACATTTGGTGAAGACATTTCTTGTACCCACCGCGTCAACGCAGTTTGCAAATCCATATCTGGAGGTAATTTAGCCTCAGACGCATATGTTAACACAATAGTAGGAGCCGGTAGGGGCGTCTCGGTACTATCAATAACTGTAGCCATTATGTGACCTCTAAAATGCTAGCAACAACGTGTATCCTATTTGCAGTACCTGCCGTTACTTTCAATATCTCACTAGCTTGCACAATAAGGGGCGCGGTTAACAACTCTACTGTGTTATTTGCGCTAACGGCTTTGGTTTTAAACAAACTAAAGACATCATCTCCGCTTGTAATGGTTAAGGTTATAGTGTCTGCATTACCACTGTCTTCAGAAACAAGTATAGATTTTACTATTGCTGTGGTTAACGCAGCACAGGTGTACAAAGTAGTAACACTTGTAGACGACAAATCTAATTTTGCATTTACATAAGTGTTTGCCATTAGCCTAAGAACCACCCCATAGCTTCAGTCTGTCGAGACATAGATGTATCACGCAACACATTGTCTAACTGGTTGAAATACAGTCTGAGCACTTTGTTAAATTCTTCAAACTGAAACGGGTCATACTCTGCGGGAGGATATGGTAGCGCAGGAGAACGAAAACCCACTATATAATCATTATTTGGCATTACCGTCTCCCATCAGGGCGCATGTCAAGTCTAGGAGAACCTAGTTGCCACTGCACTCCCGTTGTTGTGGACTCAACTTTTAAAGACATCTGCCTGCCCCGAACGCGTGTGTGAATTTGGCTTGTGTACACGTCTACAGGAGAGCTAGCACTACGCACAACCGACCCTGAAGCAGAACCGCTCTCGGACGCAGGGTTGTTAAAACCAGACCCCGAAGAACTTAACGGCTGTAAAGTCATCACTATGGTAGGTGTTCCACCCGTAGAACCTTCAAAAGATACATCTGGTATCATTTTAGACACAAGGGTAAAGTTGTGTCCGTCATCAAGATCAAACTCAGCGGAGGTGATAAAAGAAGATATGGCAGCGGCTGTACCTGTCTCGTTATCATCAACCCCACGTTCATGTTCGACAATCCTGTTATTGTAAGTCGCAGCTAACGGAAATGATCTCAACCCTGAGTCTAGCCAAGCAGACCGTGCCATAGAACCGTAGTACCATATATTTTCTACGTAGTTATATATTACATAGCTGTCTATGTTTATTGCGTTTGTAGAACAATAAAACCACCACACTTCGTTAAACGCTTCATTTGTACCACTAAACACCTGTTCAAACTGTTCTTCGTTAAAGTTTGTAAATACGTGTTTACGTAAGTCAGACGGTAGTGGTTGAGTACGTCCGTCGTATTTGTAGAATTTATCTTTACCCATCCAATAGGCAACCCCATTGGCATATGCCACAGCGTTTTGTGAGGCTATTGACGTCTGTTCGCCAACTAATGTAGCGCCCCAAACACCAGACCCCGCGCCTACATATTGCAACGAATACAAAGAAGAGTCAGTCCAAACCAAGACTTCCTGTCGGGCTTGAGATGCGGCTACGATATTAGTGCCTCTAGATAACCTAAGACTTCCTGCTTGTGTTGTAGCTGAAGGTGTCCAATTAGTAGCATCTTCTTGGTCAGACCACCTAATTAACATGGGGTCTTGGGTGGCACTTCCTAAGATATTAGCTCCAAAACAAAACACAAATCTGTTAATATCAGACACAAGAATAGAATTTTGAACAGTTGGTACATTAGAGGCTCCCGACCGCGTGGTCAGGTCAACAGCGCGTGTTGTAAGGCTAGTTGAAGCATCCCAATAATATATACGCCCACCACGCAACCCAAAAATTAAATCTTCCCCAAAGTTTTGTTGTGACCATATGCGTAGTTCCTCTTGACTTGTTTCACCAACTCCAAATAAACCCGCGCCGTAGCTACCTGCGCCCCAACCTGCAAGATCAGATGCCGTAGTAACCCCCACGTTAATTTGATACGCTCCGACCGTGGAAGTACCACCACTACCCGAATCAGAAGAGGTAGAGGCAACATTGGTAAATTTAAGCGTCGCGTTACTAAAACTCTTTGCCAGTATAGTATACGTGTTTTCATCTTCTACGGACAAGACTTCGTATTCAAGATTTAACACTTTAGCAGTAAAATTGCCCCCTAGGGCAGCGGCTCCCGAAAAAGTTACAAAGTCACCAACAACAGCGCCGTGACTAGAATCAAGCACCACGATAGTAAAACAAGTTACGGCGGCTCCATTACTATGTGTGGCAGCTGTGGTGCTAGTAGGTACGTCAGATATTAAATAGGAAGCTCCACGAGTGCATCCTGTAAGCGTATTGTCAGTTATACCGGTATAGGAAACAGCCTCACTATCTATAAGCACTAGACCCGCACGGGGAAAACCCGTTGCATCTGTTAGGGCTATTGTAGTAGCAGACGTGGAAGTTATAGCAGCACTCAACGTAGTATTAGATGCTCTAAAGGTAACTTCTCCTGCCGAAGTGGTGCTACGTAGAGGAGTTATATCGTTAAATGCACCACCGTTTTCTATGTAAAATTTTACATTTGTACCAACACCAATCAAATTTTGACCACCCAAGGTGATCCAATTCCAAAGAGAACGTGCAACCCCTAAAAAAGTTATGGTGTTTAGACGTTGCCAACCGCCAATTTTTTCAGGAGTGCCTTGTCTAAACCTAATGTTATTGCACTCGTACCAACCACCTTCTGAAGTATAGCGTGTATTTTCCCTGTTAACTCCGGGTTTAAACAATACTTTTTTCAACGGCATATTACACCTATAAGTTAGTACACAGGAAGACTATTATCTTCTAATTTTTCAGGTACGCAATACGCAACAACCCTGTCTTTGGTTGTGATTCCATGACTACTATAACGTCTTACCACCGCGCTAGCAACGTAGTTGCAATGATCTATATTATAGAAGCGCATATTACTACTCGTTAACACACGATCATCCCCATAACCCATATAGACCATGAGAACGAAAACGTGCATTAAAACATAAGTTCAAAGTGTGGTGCGTCTATGAACGGTCTGCGCCCCTGTGATCTACGAATGTCGATGTAGGAGTTCATTGCGTTTTCCGCTGTGCCTTCCCAAGCACCTAGATCATTAATAGTCCACGCAGCGCCCCACCGCAACTTGACTCCCGTTGCCTCTGCCGCTTCCTTCATAGCGTCGGCAATCTCATCGTACAGATTCAATTCCCAACGATCACCAGCACAATACGCCATAAGATCAACGGCGTTGCCGTCAATGTGTTTACTCTTCATAGTCTGCGAGGCACCTTTTGCGACCAACGCTTTTTGTTCGTCCAACGTCCTCAAACCGCAGATCACACTGAAGTCCTGTTTCGTAACGCCGATGGCGTATTTCACGACAGTTACCAGATCGTCGTTGACACCTTCTAGCCTTGACAGGCTTCCCGTTCCTAACTTGTACCCCATAACTATTTCCCCGCATATTTAGAGATTGCTCTATTTCCAAACCAAAACGCTAAGACTGCACTCATAAGTCCCGCTGTTTCTGTATCCCACATTTTGTCAACAGCTTGCATCCAATCGCCACCAGCTTGTGTGACTTTCACCATAATCACGACTTTTGTGGCAATGAATAAAGCAAAAAACATATAAGTGATAACGGGGCGAACGGACCCACGCAAGGCGTTGATAAAACCTCCAGCGTCGATAGAACTGTCATGTAGATACAACCCTTTTGTTTCTTCAATATCGGCTTGTTTATCTAATTCAACCAGCTTCATCTCTGAACGTTTTTGCGCTAATTCCGTTTCAAGGTGCATCATCTCCATACGGTGTTTCTGCGCTTGGTTTGCCTTAAAATAATTAAGGACTTCTGGCAAAAACGAACTGCCAAACCCTAACAAACTACCTAATAGTGTTATCATTTCTCTGATCCTAACCATACGGCAAAAGCGCCTGTCATAGCACCCGTTACGGTCGCAGTGAGCGCCGTAGCCTGAGTTGATACAACATCTTGCGGCAATGACATAAACCACTCAATTACACGAATATACATTACTGTCATTACCAGCATCATAAACCGAGGCATAATCTTCCATGCCAAAAACTTTTCCATCGTCATTAAAAACCTCCTTTCATACCGTCTAGTATTTCAGACAAACTTGGGCGTTTGTCCTTCTTTTCATAAAGACAACTAAAAACCTTCGGGCATTCGGAAAAACTTTTTGTAGGGTAATGATACCCCAAGCCACCATATCCCGCTGTGAACCTGTAAACGCAAACTTTTTGACCGTTTCCGTCCGTAAACCGTTTCCATAAGTGGCACTGAACATGAGTGGGGTTGGCTACTCCTGCAAGCGTTGCAGACAACATTAAGACTTTTATCATTGTGTTGCCAACATTATTAAATAAATGCCGCCCCCTAAGAAACCAATTATACCAAAGATTAACCCACCTACAGCCATATTGTTTTGTATCTGTCGTTTTGCTTCCATGGCACGATACACCGTTTCTTCGCGATCTGCGCGTATCTTACGTCGCATACCTAACATTTCATCGTATGTGCCCAAACCAAACCTGTAGTCCAACATAAATTTAATTTCTTTTTCTTTCTCCATCAGGGTTTTCTTGCGGATCACGATATCCATAGCTTGTTGTTCTATGTTATCAGTTCCGTGCGTCTTCTTATCTAACCACGTTGGATTTTTACGTTGGGTTTCTGCCTTGGTTATATCCGCAACAGCACAATACCACTGCCCAAGCTGTTTGCTAACGTCCTGCATCTCACGGCCAGCGCCAACTAACATCTTCACGCCTTTAAACGCGGCATTAGCTGCGGCAAAAGCCGTTACAGGGTCTATCATGTAGTTACCTCTGTGCGTGTTCGCGCTTTATTAGTACGTTTAACGCCCCTTTAATTGCCTCTACATTTGCATCAATACGTGCAATCATTACGTCATTCTCATGTATATCATCAGCTAGTCTTGCTGTGCTGTTTTCTATGTCAGCTATGTTATCCATATTATACTGTATATCTGATACCATACTGGACACTGCCCACACTACAGCAGCACCCTGTGCTAGTAATGCTCCTGCTATTGTTACTAATGTCCAATTGATATCCATTAGCTAGGTTCCGTAGGCCAATCGCCCCCGCTACCATTTATGTTAGGATAGTTTAGGTTGGGCCAGTTAGAGTGAGTGGTAATATCACGTAGTGCTGTGCGGTAAGTTGACCATGCGGACGGCACAGAACCGCCGCTCTCTAGCGCCTTGGTTACTACCCAATCACAACTTGCCAACCGCTTGTCACGTTCTGCTCTGTTACGTGTAGCTACTTCAGTGTTAGCCGCCGTTACCACCGCTGCCTTTTCACTTGTTGTCATATCAGTAACACGGCGCGTGTACACCTTGCCACCAGACAGATAAGGCGTGACACTTTCGTTCTTCTGAGTAGCTGAGTCATAAGCTAAGAACGTAATCACCTCAGCACAGCTATTAGCCGCCAACCAATTACTGTCAGGGCCAGACGCAGGAAAGCTAGTGTTGGGAAACAGAGACTTGTGTTCTGCTATTTCAGCTATGGTGCTGCCATCTAATCTTGCTATCTTCATTTTTACTGTCCTTTATCTGCGAAGGCTTCTGTCGGTGCTGTAAAATTGCTGGTGTAACGAGCAAACTTGCTTATACGCACTTCATCAATATATCCTTGGAAAGGTTGTCCACCACCCGCATTGTTTCCAATGGTAAAAGCATCCGTAGATGCAAGTAATGCAGCTGAATTTGTTACATTTTTAACAGAAGTTCCGTTGAGGTAAAGATTAAAGGTATTCCCGTTTCGCACGAGAGCTACATGCGACCATTGGTTAAGTGCTACTGCCGTAGACGATACTTGGTCACCCACTGACGAAGTTAAAAATCTAAGATTTCTTGAACTGTCATTACTCATTTGAATTGCCCAAGAGTAACTCCCGTTCCACTGACCCATGATAATAGGTTGANTTGGTGAAGCAGTGGGATAAANCCAACATTCTGCTGTAAAATTACCTGCTCCANAATGTCCAACAGAAGTGTCTGACCCTGCNGAAAAATCACCAGTGCCATCTAAATGTAAAGACGTATCGCCAAATTTAGCTTGGTCTGTACTAGTGTTTGCATCACCATGCAGCGACATATTACTCTGGGCGGCACTGTCAATCGCCTGTGCATTTGCCATGTTCAATAGTTGTGAGGTGTTGGTGATAGCTGTGAGAGGGGCTGTTGGTGGTGTGAAATTGCCTGTGTAAACAGAGGAACCATTTACAAATCTCGCATCAGAAATGTATCCGGGGAAATATTCAGACCCATAACCCCAACCAGTAATTAATTTAGCTATGACATTCGTGGCATTATGCGTTGCTTC